ATGGATTGATTTAGTTTGTTTACACAAAAGAATCCGACCGTAATTGCTGTAGGCAATAACGTAGGGGGGTCCCTGAGCATGATTCGGGATCAAGGTTCCAATTTCGGAAATCGGGGTTGGGGTGGTCTACATTGCTCGGGGGGGAGATAGTGCGTGCGTGAAATAAATGGACTTTTCAAATATTTTTTTGAAAATTTATACCTACTATTAATACTAAAGCTAATATAAGATGCAGTATGAATGATGTCAGACAGTGCAGGACATGTGGCAAGTTAGAGACTGAGACCGCTATTGAAACCAGGCGGATCGAGTGCTCGCCTTGCCGCCAACAAGCAAAAGAGAAGGCGACATCCGCTACTTACCAGACGTATTTGAAAGGTCTGTATATTGGGGCCAAGTCAAAGGTCGTTAATAAAAGGCGAACGCAAAATCTAGCATTCACCATAGAGCATGAAGACCTTAACGACCTGTGGGTCAAGCAGGAAGGGCGATGCGCGATGTCCGGTGTCTTCCTCACGCATCATAGAGACGGGTCCGGTGTTAAAGAGTACAACGCGTCCATAGACCGTATATCAAGTATCAAGGGTTACACCCCCGATAACATACAGCTGGTCACGTACCGTATAAATCTCATGAAGCACACCCTGCCAGTCGACATGTTCTACTGGTGGGTCAAGACTATTCACGATTTTTCTTGTGATTAATTATTAGTCACGGTATTATTATATATGTTGGATATAGAAGTAGTTGCAATTGAAGGGCTTGACGATGCAATTATCGGTACGACAGTCCGAAATGCCCGCGAAGTGCTCGCTTACGACTACGACAAAGCTATCGCCATCATCATGGCAAAAGGGCATACGGAGCAGTATGCAGAAGAATATTTAGCAGAGGTGACATCAACAGAGTTTGATGGTGCCCCTGCATTCGTGTATCTCGACAATGACCAAGAGCACTATGGAAGCAGCCCAACAATCGGAGTCACAGTCCACTGAGCTAGTCAGTGAGCACACCGAATTCCAATCGCACATGCCGTACATGGGCATAAGCCGTGGATCATTAACCATGCAGCAAGAAAAGCTGGTCACGCTTATCGCTTCGGGTATGTCGACAGCAGCTGCGGGACGCGGTGCGGGTTATGCATGTCAGCAGACGGCCTATGCCGCTGCAAAAACGCCGAATGTGCTTAAAGCGCTCGACTATTACCGTGAAGAGATGCGCGAGACGGTGAAGTTCACCAGTCAGAACGCGCACATGATGTACATGGAAGCCTACAACTCCTCGGCCAACGCGACCGAAATGAAAAACACCACCGATTCCCTGGTCAAGCTGCACGGTTTGGCTGAAGCCGATAACGCTCCTCAAGTAAATATCAATATCAACGGTACAAAACAGCTTGAGCGTATGACCGACGAAGACCTGTTAAAGATCGCGGGTAAAGACCTTAACTACCTAGAACCAAAGAGTACTTAATTATGCCGATACCGATACCCGTAGGACTAGCCGCAGCTGCGCGTTTACTCGCGTCAAAAGGCACACGAGACGCTATTAAAAAGCACGGTAAAACCGTTATCGATAAAGTAAAAGCGTACAACGCTGCTAATGCGGCGGCCCCTAAAGCACCTAAAGACCCAGGTAAAACAGTAGCCAGGGGTACAGGTCTAGGCAACAGGATAAAAAATAGACAGGTCTTGAAGGATAGCAAAAATAAAAAACCTAGAGTGCCAAAATCGCCAAACCCACGTACTAAGAGACCTTAATTATGAACGCTGATACTTCAGGAAACAAAACGGTGGCATTTACCTCAAGAACGCGGAATAGGCTTGGCGTTGTTGGCAGACCAACTAGGATAACTGGAACGGCTATGGCGGCAAAGCCTAAGCCTAAGCCTAAGCCTAAGCCTAAAGCTAAGCCTAAAGCTAAGCCTAAGCCTGGATATGGTTATTAAGACTTACTAGATGACTGAGCAATCGCCCCTAGCTGCACCAAGAGCGCTCCCTAATCAGGAGAGCTACATGGCGTTTATTAACAAATACCATGCAGACACGGTCGCCCAGAAGAAAGCCGCTAGACAGGACGACGGCTCAGTAATGACTGTCAACGCAACGGGCGTGGTATACAAGGGGAACATTTACACGGTGCCTGGATACGACCGAGAGACGGGGCAACGCATGACCGACGCCGAAGCACTAGAGCGTTATAAACCTGACATTGAAGCAGGCCGCGTCGCTGGACTCCCGCTTGATCTTGGTAAAGACATGCGTGGCGCTAAACACCTCGCAAATGTCTACGCGAGAGAAAACCACAAGAGCGTCGGAGCCCCCCCAGAAGCTATTGGTTATGACTTTTCGCGAAAGAAAAGCCTTGGAGAGTTATGACTGAAGTCACCAAGGTCGAATGCATTCGGTGCAAGAACTCGCACCCTGAGACCCTGTACTCGGGGAGCGATCGACTCTGTATATATTGTAAAGCGGACATCGCGGACCAAGAACCACAGGCCGCAGTCACTGAGAAAGAACAGACTGCTGAACAGACATTAGAAGACAAGGCGCGCGCGGAGCTTGCACTCCGGTTCTTAACCCGCAAGCGCCTTCTACCTTTTGTAGAACGGTTCAACCATGACTATGAAGCTGGTTGGGTACACAAAGATATATGTAAACGATTAGAGGAATTCTCCAGAGATGTCGCTGAAAAAAAATCTCCAAGACTTATGCTATTCATGCCACCCCGACACGGTAAAAGCACGCTTGCGTCAGTGGCGTTCCCAGCTTGGCATCTGGGTAGAAATCCAGAGCACGAATTTATCAGTTGCTCGTATTCAGGCTCGCTTGCAATGGCATTCAGCCGCAAAGTCCGTGGTCTCTTACGTGAAGACGGATTTAAATCTGCTTTTAAAACCCGCCTCGACCCTCAGTCGCAATCTGCTGAGGCGTGGCTTACTACTGCTGGCGGCGGTTTCGTTGCTGCCGGTGTTGGTGGTGGTATTACTGGGAAGGGCGCTCACATCCTTGTCATCGATGATCCGGTAAAGAACAGGGACGATGCAGAATCTTCAAACGCCAGAGAGTCGACGTGGGATTGGTATACTTCCACCGCTTACACGCGTCTCGCTCCTGGCGGGGGCGTGTTGGTTATCCTTACTCGTTGGCACGATGACGATCTTGCTGGCAGATTACTCAAAGCAGCAGCGGATAACGGCGAGCAGTGGGAGGTTGTTAACTACCCAGCCATCGCCGAAGTTGACGAACCCTTTAGAAAGCAGGGCGAAGCACTCCATAAAGAACGCTACAACGAAGAAGCCCTAGCACGAATTGAAAGAGCCGTTGGCCCCAGAGACTGGTCAGCGTTGTACCAACAGAATCCGGTAGCGGATGACGGTGACTATTTCACTCGGGACATGATCCAGTATTACGACCGCGAAGATATTGACTACGACCGAATGCGATTTTATTCAGCGTGGGATCTGGCGATTGGTAAGAACGACAGGAACGATTATACGGTCGGTATCGTTGTAGGCGTAGACGAGCAGGATCGGTTGTTCGTAGTTGATATGGTCCGAGGCAGGTACGACGGTTTCGAACTGGTTGAGCAGATCCTTGATCAGTACGAGATGTGGAAGCCATCGATCATTGGTATAGAGAAGGGCCACATTGAGATGGCCCTTGGACCGTTCCTAGAGAAGCGTGTCCGTGAGCGCGGACTCTACGAAGCGTATTTCAAAGATCTTAAAACAGGGCGCAGAGATAAAGAAGCGCGCGCCCGTGCTATTCAAGGACGGATGCAGCAGGGCATGGTGTTCCTGCCGAAAGACGAAAATTTCACTGGCCCATTAGTGGCGGAGTTACTTCGCTTCCCTAACGGGGTACACGACGACCAAGTGGATGCACTATCGTGGATTGGTTTGATGATGACGGAGTTCAGTACCTTTGTTGAACGCGTTGAGCACATACCAACGTGGCGCGATAAGCTCCCAGGGTTACTAAAAGGCGAACGAACCAAATCATCAATGAGCGCATAAAAATGGCCAAAGCAACCAAGATATCTCCTGCGAAGGAAGAAGAGATTACCCGTACTCAGTGGAACCGCTATGAGCGAGCACGGGACAACGGCCACTTAGACTATGTCGAGATGGCCAAGATATGCGACGAGTATTATCGCGGTGACCAGTGGGATGCCGACGATGCTGCTGCGTTAGAACAAGAGGGGCGTCCAGCGCTTACTATTAATACCATTCTCCCTACTGTTAATACCATCTTAGGTGAGCAGTCAACGCGCAGAGCAGACATCCAGTTCAAGCCCCGTAGAGGCGGTAATCTAGACGTAGCGACTACTTTAACTAAGCTGTATATGCAGATTGCAGATAATAACAAGCTGGATTGGGTAGAGCAGCAGGTGTTCAGTGACGGTTTGATTATGGACGGTCGTGGGTTTTTTGATGTTCGCATGGACTTCAGTGATCACATCGAAGGCGAGGTTCGAATCGTAGCCAAAGACCCGCTAGACATACTTATCGACCCCGACGCTAAAGATGCAGACCCAAAGACTTGGAACGAGGTGTTCGAGACTAAATGGATGACACTCGATGAGATCGAAGAGCTGTATGGCAAAGACAAATCAGAACGATTACTGTTTGTAGCTGAGAACGGTATGTCTTTTGGGCCTGATTCAGTTGAGTACCAAGAGACACGGTTCGGTGATACAGAGAACTCTAACGATTATTTTGGCGCAGGAGTAGCAGGTGACGATGAATATCGTAATGTAAGAGCACTGCGCGTCGTGGAGCGCCAACACAAGAAGCTCGGGCGCGCTTCTTTCTTCGTCGACCCCGATACAGGGGATCAACGCCAAGCACCAGACGAATGGACCGATAATAAGAATAAGAAGTTCGCTAAACAGTACAATCTAACCCTAATCAGTAAAGTGACCCGCAAGGTACGCTGGACCGTGACGTGCGACCAAGTCGTGCTGCATGATGATTGGTCTCCCTATAATCAATTCACGATTGTTCCGTTCTTCTGCTACTTCCGCAGAGGCAGGCCGTTCGGTGTTGTCAGAAACC